TTGCAGAGCGAATTGATGCCAACCTTTTGGACATCCCAATCCAACAACTCAACAGCCCACTCCTCACCAAAGAAAAGTACTCCTCCAAGTTGCTGGAGTTAACTAAGAGGACTCAAGGTAAACTTGTTATTAAAGAATATCCTACAGCGTCAGCACATGTGGGTCACTTCAAGGCACTCTTAAATGAGTTGTCTATGAAGAAGGGATTCAGTCCTGACATTATATTTGTAGACTACCTAAACATCTGTGCTTCAGCACGGTATAAAGGGACTATTGTTAACAGTTACACCTATGTTAAAGCGATTGCTGAGGAACTCAGGGGTCTTGCTGTCGAGTTTGACCTACCGATTGTCAGTGCTACTCAAACTACTCGTGCTGGTTTTGGCTCTAGCGATGTTGAGCTTACTGACACGTCAGAGTCCTTCGGACTTCCTGCTACTGCTGACCTTATGCTCGCTCTCATATCTAACGAGGAAATGGAAAATCTCGGACAGATAATGGTCAAGCAGTTGAAAAATAGATACAATGACCCTACAATGTATAAGAGATTTGTTGTAGGTATTGACAGAGCGAAGATGAGGCTGTATGATTGTGAGCAAAGCGCACAAGATGATATCATCGATGCAGGTGATATAGAGCCTACAACTGACACTAAGAAAACCTTTGACGGATTTAAAATCTAATGACTGGAAAGTATACTAATCAAGAACCAACAAATCCAGAGCAGGATAAAGCTGCCGAGGAGATATCTAATGCTGCTCAAGATAAAGTAGATTATAGTAAGGCACAAGCTAGGAAGGTTGAGGAGGAAACTCCTAAGAAACCTGAAGACTATGATACTGATGAGAGGATGGGCACTGCCCCTACTGGTCGTAAGAGACTCAGACAGAAACTAAAAGAGCGTGATGCCAAACAGAAAGAAGGTCAGAAGAAGTTTGAGATTGACTTAGACAACTATACTGAGTTTGTTGATAAGGTTACTTCACCATGTAGTAAGGATTTCAATGCACTCCTAGCAAGGTATGGTGAGTTAAAGGCAGAAGGATGTAAGATAGAGAGACTAGACACTGCTGCTAGTGGTATGTCTGCAGAGGCAGGGGAATTTATGGAGATTGTTAAGAAACTTAAGTTTCAAGGCAAACCATATGACCTTAAGACTAAAGAGCACCTAGAGAAAGAGTTGGGTGATATCATTTGGTATTGTGCACAAGCAGCACTTGCTCTCAATCTAAGACTGGATGAGGTTATCTATACTAATACTCTTAAGTTAGCAGCACGTTATCCTAATCAGATGTTTGATGTTAACTACTCAGAGAATAGAGCACCTGGAGATATTTAATGGAAGCACATACCAATGGTAGTCTATCAGTAGTGGTACCAATGGATGACTTCAAACTCATCCTCAGACAGATGTGGAAGTCTCGTGCAACTGAGCCTAAGATGGGTGAGTTGTATGAGAAATACTTAAAACTTACCACGTTTGAAGAATGAGATATCCCGTAGACATCGACAAAGGTAATTCATTTGCCCAGTCAATACCAGGAGTGGGAGGTTTCTCTGGAGCATTCCCACTACCTGATGGTCAGGTGCTAGTCTCTAGTGCTGACGGTGTAGGTACTAAGATTAATATAGCAGCAGTTGCTGGTGACTATACTACTATTGGTATAGATTTAGTAGCAATGTGTGTTAATGATCTAGTTTGTTGTGGTGCTAAACCATTATACTTCTTAGATTATATCTCCACTAAGAAGATAGATGCTAACATAGCAGATATTATGGTAGGTATCCTTAAGGGATGTGAGATAGCAGGTGTCCAGTTGTTAGGTGGGGAGACAGCAGAGCACTATAGGCAGAGTGAATATGATATGGCAGGGTTTGCTACTGGTATCATACACAAAGATAATATTATTGATGGTAGTGGTATCAAACCAGGTGATAGTATAGTTGGTGTTAAGAGTAGTGGACTCCATAGTAATGGGTTTAGTCTCATCAATGATATGTTGTGGAGACATGAGTTAATGTATAGAGATCATCCAGAGTTGCTTACTCCTACTCACATCTATACTCCTATGGTGGAGAAATTGATGAATGAGTATGGTGAGCATAGTGTCATGGGTATGGCACACATCACAGGTGGTGGACTACAGGAGAATATTGATAGAGTTATACCAGCAGGTCTTCATGCTAAGATCGACTGGACATCATGGGAAAGACCACAGATATACCATGATATACAAGCAGGAGCAGCAGCTAATAAGCTGACGGAGGATATAACGGAGGAAGAATTGAGGAGAGTATTCAATTGTGGTATAGGATACTGTATTGTGACACCATTTGCTGATTCGGTTATGGATATTATAGACGAAGAAAGTTGTATAATTGGAGAAGTTGTAGATAATTCCTAAATAGAGGGTAGAGATACCCTCTTTTTTATGGCCTACGAACCCTCTGAAGGATTGTTTGCTGGTCTAGCGTTGGTTCCACATAATGTATTAGATGCTGCTAAGGATTCACCAGAATGCTTTGAGAAATTAATGAAGACTGCTAGAGAGAATCTAGCAGGGCCAAAGGTCTTAGATGCACAAGATAATAAAACTAAAAATGGTATGATAGCTGCCACTAACCTTGAAGCAAAAGATGCCAAGGGTAAACAGGCAATCTATGCAGACTTAGCCGCTGCTTTGTCAGCAATATTGGGTGCAAGGAAGAGGAAGGATGCAATACCAGATACAGTATATCTGACAGGTAATAAGTGGCATCCTAATGTAGAGAAGTTTAGGGTAGAAGCGTTTGGGATGAAAGATTATAATTCATCTGACGTTATCTTACAGTTTGGTCATATGTATCATGGCATATCATTAAAGAAGAAACCTAAGACACAATCCCAGAGTCCTACTCTTATTAACAACGCATTCTCTCAGTATATTGCAGGTGATGATTTAAAAGATGCAAAGGATATGTTGGATGAGCATAGAATTAAATTCTTTGCTGGTGTTATTAAGGAAGCATGTGATGACCCTAAGTTACTGAAGGGATTTGCTACTAAACAGAAGACTGGTGGTAAAGATATTGCTAATTTGAATCCAGATAACCTTGCTGATGCTGAAGAGTTGTGGAATATAAAGGTAGCAAGGAAGAAAGGAAACAAGGTAGAGAATATAGCATTGATAAACCTTAAGTCAGAGGCAGAGTTAGCTGATAGAGATGGGTTAGTAAAGAAGGTAGGGTCTACAGGTAAGCAAGAAGAGTTTAGAAAGTTTGTCAACAGCAAACTTGTAAGCACAGGTGGTCAAATGAATCCATTGTATAAAGGGTTCTTAGATATCATGAATAAACCTAAGGTGAGAGAGAAACTAGCAATGACTCTGTTAAATAGGGTGCTGAAACTAAGTTTGTTTGATGAGTTAGACTCTTGGGGTGACTCTAAGTTTGAATTCTTTTTGACAGAAGGTGTTGGTACTGTTGATAGCAGTCTTAAACCATTGGTAGGACATGCTAACATCGTTGATTTAGATAGTATTATGGTTGCGATAGCAGCTTATCGTAATGCTAAGACTGTTATAGAATTAAATAAGGAAGAGACTTTTAGTCCAGGTAGAGAGGCAGCAAAGGTATTCTTTACTGTGGTTAAAGGTCCAGACCAGAAGGATAGGATGCCTATACTTGATATTGAGTTGAGATACAAGGGTAGTTTCACTGCTTATCCTCAGTTCTTTGCTGGTATGACCAAGGAGTTTAAGAAATTCCTAGAGAAGTCTGTCCAGTATGCAAACTGACCACTCACCCACCCATTACCCTAGACACCCTGTTATAATACAGACATGGCAAAGAACACTCACCTAGAACACCTAGAAGATGACATTTTTAATCAGGGGTATGCTGGTGCAAAGAATTCTATAAACTTTTTGAAGTCACTAGAGGATATGCTAACCACTGGACATGGTGGTAGTAATACTAAGGTGACTGTCAAGTGGGACGGTGCTCCTGCTATTATATGTGGTAAAGAACCACAGACAGGTTTCTTTTTCGTCGGCACTAAATCAGTATTCAATAAGACAACACCTAAGATATGTTATAACGAAGAGAATATTGATTATCATTATCCAACAGGTGCAATCAATTCTATACTTAAGAAGTGTCTGAATGAGTTATCTAAACTACCTATTGAAGGTATCATTCAGGGTGACCTTCTCTACACATCAACTCCTACAAAGATTAGGATGTGTGGTAAACCATGTTATAGATTTAAACCTAACACAATTACATACTGTGTTGAAGCAGAGACTGATATAGGAAGGAAGGTTGGTGTTAGTGACATGGGTATTGTATTCCATACTACATACTCTGGTCCTACTATTCTAGAAATGAATGCTGGATATGGTGTGGATGTCTCTGGTCTACAGGGTGTTAAGGAAGTAGCAGTATTCTCTTCTACATTTGAGAATGTAAATGGTAAAGCGAATCTATCTACTACTGATAAGACTAAGTTGAAGACACTCATTGCTTCTGCTGATAGAAACCTAAGAGCAGGACAGAAATTCTTGGATGGTATTGTTAAGGAGACAGGTACCTTTGCACACAATGCTCTCTTTAAGATATATTTCAACCAGGTTATTAGAGAGAATCGCATACCTCAGAATGCTAAACTAATGGCACAGGGATTCGCAGAGTTTGTAGAGGTAAGATATAATGCTGAGATTAAAAAGAAGAAAACCAAGAAGGCACAAGAGGATTGGGAGTTAAGGAAAGAGAAATCTTTATCTTACCTAAATAGGAATATGACTGCCATGTTTTCTGGACTTACTGGGTTTAGAAACCTAATGGATGCTAAACTTATTATAATTAATAAGTTAAATAAGATAGACGGCATTGGAACATTCTTAGAAGATGAGAATGGATACCGTGTTACAAGTCCTGAAGGGTTTGTAGCAATCAAAGAAGGTGCTGCTCTTAAACTTGTAGATAGACTGGAATTTTCCAGAGCTAACTTCACCGTCGCTAAAGATTGGGGCTAATGAGATTTTTACAATTTCTAAAAGAAGCAGCATCGACTGCTAAAAAAGGCAAGACTGCTGCTGAAAAGAAAGCTGAAGCACAGGAGGCTGATAATCATGTGGCGATTACTTTCGGGAGGTTTAATCCTCCTCATGCTGGTCATGGCAAGCTCCTCGATGCTGTTAAGGCACATGGTGGAGACTCAGGTAATTATAGAATCTATCCCTCAAGGTCTCAGGACCATAAGAAAAACCCCTTAGGTGCAGAGCAAAAGGTTGGACACATGAGGAAGTTGTTTCCTTCACACAAGGACGCAATTCAAAACAATGAGGCACATAGGAATGTCTTTGACATCTTACGTGACTTAAATGATGAGGGTAAAGAGCATGTAACTATGGTAGTGGGAGACGATCGTGTCAAAGAATTTGAGAAACTCACTTCAAAATACAATGGAATTCATTATGATTTCAAAAGTATTAATATCAAGTCTGCTGGTGCTAGAGATCCAAATTCAGATGATCCAGTCGAGAAGTTGAGTGCTAGTGGTCAGAGGAAGCATGCTTCTGGTGACGACCATGATAGTTTCCATGCTGGTATGCCTAAAGGTACCAGTAAGAAATACTCTAGACAGTTAATGTCTGACGTTAAGACAGGCATGATTAATCCTAAGGGACAGAAGAAGAAGACTACTAAGAAAGAATCTGTATGGGACTATGCACCTAAGTTAGACTACGATTCATTTAGAGACTTCTATATGCTCGACCAAATCTTTAAGGTAGGAGCATTAGTAGAGCATGATGACACAGGTCTTAGAGGACATGTAGTACATCGTGGTACCAATTATATTATTATGAAAGATGATAAGAATATTGAGATACGTGCATGGTTACAGCACGTTACTGAGGTAGCAGATGATGGTGGTCAATTGAATGCTACTCAGATAAGAGCAGCAGATACCAGTAAGGACCAATCAAACTACTCTGCTGATGATGGTAGTGGAAATGACTGGAAGATAGGCACTGATCATTTCAGAGCAGCACTTCAGGCAATGACACCTGGTCAGGGTGTTAAAAAGTTTTCTGACTTCAATGCAGAAATCAGAAATAATAAATAATCACGTAGGAAAACAAAACCTTTCTTTTCGGAAGACGGAAAATGACATTAGAAATGCTAGTATCCTCTGCTTTAATGGGATACACCCAAGATGAGCAGACACGTATTCTTAAGACCCTTGAAGAGGGTAATAAGATGTCCACTGACAGACTGCAAGCGGGTCTTGAGAAGGTCATGGAAGTCTTTAATTCTTGGGAGCCTGTCGTAGAAGGATACGCTGGATTCCCTGTCGAGAGAGACCATATTGATAAGAAAAAGAGGGAGCATGATAAGGACCGTAACATAGGTCGTGTTGTGTCTCACGGTAATAACTCTTTTGTTATCACTGGTAAGAAAGCTGACGGACGTTACATTGTAGTCGGCAAAAAAGGCGAGAAGACTGCTAAAGCACCCGAAGATATGGGATTGCAGGCTGCTCGTGAAGAAGTAATTGGCATCGACATAGAGGATCTTCATACACAAATGCTTGCTGAGTCTAAGAAGACTAAGGGCAAGGTAAAGCGTTGGTGGGATGATGATGGTGATGGTAAAGGTTATGAAAAAGGTGAAGTGAAAAAAGAAGAGACTGAATTAGTTACTAAGCTCAGGAAGTCTGGGGTATTCTCAGATGAGGAGCTTGCGAAGATAGCGGAGGTAGACCATGAGTAATCCCAATGGTAAATCTCCACAAGACAACTATCTCAAAACGAAAAAGAAGGGTAACGTTATAGTTAACCCAAAGAAGGAGGATCTTATGTCCGAATTGTATTCAAAGAATTTAAAGTCAGCACTTCAGGAAATTAAAGAGAAGGCTGTCTCTGCTGCAAATGAAACTAAGCAGAAAGAAAAAACATCTAAGGTAACTGATAAGGTAGAACCATCAGAACCAAAATGCGAAGAGACTGTGACTGAGATTGACGACACAGAAATTAAGAAAGAAATTTCTGAGCGAATGCGTCAGCGTCTAGCACAGTTAACTAGAGACCATGACAGGAAGTATATGATTGATATAGCTGACCCTAAGTAAGCGTATATATAGATCATTATATTTGATCTAGTCATGATTAACTTTTTAATGCCCATTGCTATCAGCATCATTAATAAGGCTGTTGATAGAATCCCAGAAGATCTGGACTCAGTAATAAAAGATTTTGTTATTAAGTTGCTTAAGAAGGCAGCTGCCAAGACAGAAAACA